ATGAATCAAAGTAGTCGAAAAATATTAGTTGGCGAGAAATATCTGCACTTCAAAGGTAAATTATATCAGGTTCTCGCCATTGCCACGCATACAGAAACCAGTGAGCCTTTGGTAATTTATCAGGCTCTCTATGATGATTTCAAAATCTATGCACGGCCATACGATATGTTTGCATCAGAGGTAGATCACAAGAAGTATCCGAATGTCACACAGCGTTTTCGGTTTGCTCATGTGATTTTTGATGGCAATACTCCAAAACCAACTGAATAACAACAGGCCCTCGGTGTCCAAATTGAACACAGAGGGCCTTACGATTTACTTAACTGCGGCTGCCAGCTTCTTCACGAGGTCCTCGCCCCACTGATAGCGGAGCAGGTACTCAATCGTCTGTCTCTCAAGGCCGGCACTCTCCTGCAGCGTATCAACTGCGGCCTGTACAGCCTCATCGCCTTCCGGGACAAATGTGCGGCACTGCGGTGCGGTGACGCTCGGAACCTTGCGAACAGCGTCATACCCGATTGTAAAGCCCGCCTGCTGGAGCGATCTCATCTTGATATAGTTAGTGGCGTCCTTTGTAATGACGTCGCACTCGTAGGTCTTGCCGTTGAGCAGGACCTTTTTCTTTTCTACCACTTCGTCGTCCTCCTTCTTCGGTTCGGGTTCAACCGGCGCGGTCAGCCGCGCCTTGAACTTGCGCCACAGGCTCTCATCACGCACCCACGGTTCCGGACAGTCTTTGCCCGTTACGTCGTAATGCCGCACGACATGATCCACGTCGATGCCGTACTTGTCCATCAGCCAGCGCACCAGCTCAACCGTGCGGTCTACCGTCTGGGCGGTAATAACGTACTTGCCGTTTACCTTGTCCGAGCACATCTCCACGCCCAGGCTGTTGCGGTTCATACAGATATTGTGCAGCGGGTGATGCGATCTTTCCAACGGACCGCCGCAGTGCCATGCACCATCTGTATCGCGGACACTCTGGACAACACTGTTCTCGTCCACAAAATAGTGCGCCGAAGCGTTCAGACCGCTGTTGTTATGGAAATACTGCGCATTGTTCATCGCCGTATCGCCGTTGCCTGCCGTATAGTGGACAACAATATACTTGATACTGTTGCCACCACGACCCGAGTAAAAATTACTCGTATGAGCCTGCAGAAACGGAATATCCATCATAGCGCACCTCACTTTTCAAGCGGCACGGTGTACGACTTAGCACGATCCGAGTCCGTCAAACCGCTGGTAGTCGGGTCATTAAACGCCGACCACACGTTGCAGGCGATGAGAAACAGGCAGTACGGGTTCGCTGCCGTAGCCTTGATAATCTGCCACACGCCCGCCCAGGTGGTCATGTCTGCAGCGGTCAGACCGGCATAGGCCAGAGCCGTTGCAAACGCGCCGAGGGCGATCTGCACCCAGAACACCGGGTTCTTGATTCTGATTTTCCAGTTCATAAAAAGCCTTCCTTCCTCAGTTCAAACCAAGCTGCTGCGCGATATAGCCGATGAAAATGCCGACGAGCGCCGTCGCGCCGTAGGCCACGACCTTGCGCCACATCGCGCCGTCGCGGTCCTCGAGCGTCTCCAGCCGCCTCCCCTGCTTCTCCTGCTCTTTCACCATGCTCTCGATGCTGGAAGCCAGCTTGCCTACCGAGGCGGTCAGCTGGTTCAGCTCCCGCATATTATCCTCCAGCAGCTCGATGCGCTTGTCCTGCCGACGATTTTCTTCCTCGAGCCGTCGGCGAAACTCTTCGTGCTCGGCACGAGTGATCGGATTATCCATAAAACCTCTTTTCCCTCGAGGCGCAAAAACGCCCCGGTCTGTCGTTCTTGACAAAGCCGGAGCGTGTGCTATAATATACTTAAAGAGGACGCTGTTACAGCAGTCAGACCCTCATGCAGTCGATCTATTTAAGATGACCGTTTCGGTGCCAGCCGAGCGGTCATCGCGCTTTTATACAGAAAATGTACAGCAATACTGCCGCACACACAAAAAGCCTAAATGCTTTCTTCTGCATCCGCGCCACCTCCTTCCTGCCGCAGACTGCGGGAAAGGAAAAGAGGGTCTGACCGCCATATGTAACAGCGTCCGTTTGTATTATAGCATACGCTGACGAACCCTGTCAATGAACCGCCTTTTCAGGCGGTTTTTCTTGTTTTACAGCCCCAGCAGACGCTTATCCTCCACGCTCATCAGCTCCGGCACGCCGGTCTGAATGGAGCGCCAGTGCTTGTACTGCGCACGCGCGAGCGCGTTGTGCTTGAGCTTATGATCGTTGTCGTACTGATCCAGCTGCACACCGATATCGCCGGGGTACTTCTTCACTTCTGCGTAGTGCTTGATGTAGATGTTAGATTCGTACATAATTCTGCTCCTTTACATTTTACCGTTTACGATTGTATCCAGACGCCCGAGCGCATCCTCGACTGCCTTATCCTGCGCGAGCATTTCACTCTGCCGCCGCACAATTCCGACGAGCTGCACGCAAACCTCGCACAGCTCGTCAATCAGTTGTGCGTCACTCACTTACAGCATCCTTCGTACCGCCGAACTCAGCCGGTACCAGCTCGGGCATACCGCACTCATCAATCAGGATTTCCGCTACCTGCTTCTTGAGCTTCTTCGGTACCTGCTCAAACTCACACTTACCCCAAATAACTCTCTGTGCAAAAAGCATTGCCATCATAATAACCGTCCTTTCAAAACGTTCTCGAATATTGTTGATTAACTTACGCATAGACGACTTCTGCCATCTCTGCAATACAATCTTCGTAAAAAGACTGCTGATCGGTCAGCGCAGCCACCTGCTGCTTGAGCGTTGCGTTCTGCGCCGCCAGTTCTTCATTTTCTGCCACGAGGTCAGCCTTGCTTTTCTCGTTTGCTTTGGCTTCCCGCAGCAGATTGTCATAGTTGGCTTTTACCTCATCTAACAGACCGGGCGTGTCCTCCACCTCGGTTGTGTACTCGTCGTACACCCAGCCGGTATGACCGTCCTTGTTCGTTTCCTGCTTGGCATTCAGTGTCAGCCGTACCCATGCCCTGCCGGGCTTGTTTGGCAT